CATTTGCCGCTCAAAAGAGCCAGCCAAATGGGTTTATTATGTAGATCCAATAGCACGTGATGCCAAACACGTATGAAAAATGGTAGGAAAGGATTGGCGAGAGGTGAAACGGAATGTAGGATGTGATCAGGGCAGGTAGAATTACGGACAATGGAATAACTTGAAAACCATGACCGAGCCCATCTGAGAACACTGCAGGAAACGAAACCCAACGCTGGTTTACTGAGTACTGGGAATGGGGATTTCCTTAAAATAAGCCCCATCATCGTAAGAAAAGCCGTTATGATGAAACAAGGTACCAGTCCCTCAAGCTCTTTACAAGGGCAAAGCGACACTGGGCTTCCTACGTTGACTCAAAAAGTGGTGGGATCTTTTACAGAGTTGTTTGATGCGGTTTACGCGACCAAATTGGACCTCTCTGTTGGGAACCCAACTTACGAACTTTCGGCGCTCAAGAAAGCCGTCACGGATCCTATCTGTTCTATAGGACCCAACTGTTCATCCCGCGAAGTTTCGCAAGCTGCTTCGCTTTTCCTTTTCAGGAAATGCTTGCCCACCCCAGAGGAGTCCCGCGGTCATTTTGGCCCTTACCTCGAAAAACTCGCCAAGACTAGTGACATCAGTCCTAGTTTTGCCAGGACATGTTCTGCGACGATTGACTCACTCTTCCCTATGGGTTGGGATGAGAGATATCGGGAGAATGTGTCCAAGACTGTGATCTCGGCCGGTGCTTGTACAGAGCGCAATCGGGAAAAAGGAGGCTCTCGGGCTTTCATTCGCCAAACGTACGGACTTGAGCAGTTCCAAAAGATCTGTTTGAGTGGACGGGGAATTCCGGTTCTATCCCCTATCCGGAAGGTCAAGGAATTGGATGAAGGTGGTGGTAAGCTGAGGAAAGTTACCATCGCGTCTGGAGATATGAGTTTTCTATCTCCTCTTCATACAACAATTTATGACATTCTTACAAAACGTGGCGGTGTGCTTCGTGGTGACGTTAATGAAACTACGGGGTCCGGACTGAGGCGAGATCGTGTCGAAAAAGAGCAGGTGTTCGTTTCTGGTGATTACGAAGCCGCGACTGACAATTTTAACGTTAGTCACTCTAGGTTCATCCTCAGGTGCTTGAGGAGGAACTCACTATACGTCCCTGAGGCTATTTGGGAGATGGCACTGAAAAGTCTGACTGGGCTCCTTCGGGTTCCTAAGTCGGATTTGATGTTCCTTCAATCAAGTGGTCAGATGATGGGCAATTATCTCTCATTTCCGTTGCTTTGCTTGACCAATCTAATGACGATCTCTGCAGCATTTGGCGTCGCCAGATTGCGTAAGATGATCAAGGATCGGTTGATCTTGGTAAATGGGGATGACATCGTATTCCGGTGTAGGATGTGGGAGGTGAAAGTCTGGAGGAGGGCTGTGAAGCGTGTCGGGTTAACCCTATCCTTGGGGAAGACTCTTGTCCATAAGCGCTTTTGGTCCTTAAACTCTACTTTTTTCCGTGCCAGATGGGATGGAGTTTCGTTAGTACCCGTTATCCGTAGTAAAACTGTTTTTGTACCCTCAGAGGTCAAGGGATTTTATCTTTTAGATGAAATGTGTGAAACAGCTTTGAAAGGATTCAAGGGGGAGAGACTTGCCCGCGGGATGGCCTACATTATACGGCGGTATAGAGGTGTGTTGGGGATAAATAAGATGGAGGGGGCTCGTGTTGGTGGGTGGAAATCACTCGCTCGGCATTGGTCTTCCAAAGTCACGTATAGTACTCTCGAGAAGTCACATAGACAAGTGATGAAGCGGGAGTTGCAAATACTCATGGGACCGTGCTCCTACTGGGATCGATTACCTGATCGTGAACAGGATGGAGGTGTTTGGACTGTCATGAATGTATCTACAGATGGTGGTAGAAGCTTTCACAGACGACCGAACCAACAATCACGGGACCGTGAAGAGGGCCTCCGGGCGTTCAGAGAACTTGGGCTGGTTGTAGGTGTACCCCGTCAGGGCTTAACCGTAGCAACTCAGAATGCCCTTTCACAAAATGTGGCGAAAAAGTTCTTTGAATGGTCGTGGGGTCTTGTAAAGGCAAGAGAGGTGGTAGTGGAGCAGAAAAACGATGGCTCAGTTGCGTACTTTCAGTTGCCTATGAGTAGATACCTTTCTTGTGTTGGTATCAAACTCGACTTTAGTAACGTGCCGTTAAATACCCTGATGATTGGCTTCAAGATGGGGGGAAGAATCAACAGTGGAAAAGTTGGCGGTACCAGTGGCTTACGGCGGTCTATGAATGACCTTAACCATTTGCACTCTAAAT